TCATAGGAGTTGATAACGGACTCAACGGTGGGTTAGTCGCCATATCAAAAACAACAGGAGCTGTCATTGATAAGACAGTGATGCCTACACTTCATCGGTGTAAGAAACGAGAAACTGATACTCGTAAAGTTTATGAATGGGTTATGGCACTTGAATCAGATTTTATTTTTGCTATTGAAGAGCCATTACACCATGCAAAGAGTTCACAAGCTGTTAGGTCTATGGCGATATCGTTCGGCAAACTATTAGGACTAGCTGAGAGTAGGCAGTGGGATGTAAGATGTGTCAAAGTACGTAACTGGCAAAAGGCTATGTTAGGTCACTTAGCTCCACCATATGATACAAAGAAAGCTGCATTAGGAGTGGCTAATATGTTAGCTCCTGAAGAATGTTGGTTGAAAAGCAAGAGGTGTTCTAAGCCTCACGATGGTATGGTAGACGCTTTTCTAATAGCTAGATACATACGGAAAGGTCACGCTTTAGTAGGGTATGACAAATTGTAGAAAGTTTTTCTTGCCTTCAGTTCAAGTTCTTTTACTATGTGCTGAATGAAAAACCTATTCCCCGCTCAGTCAAAAGTAGCTGAATTTTTTGAGTCACGCCTACAAGATAATAAAAACACACTAGACTCTAGCTCCGTTGGTACTGGTAAAACTGTGGTCGCAGCCCATTTAGCATTGCGTTTAAAACGCCCTGTAGCTGTGTTGTGTCCTAAAGCAGTGATTCCTTCATGGGAAAGAGAGTTAAAGGAAGTAGGTATTGATCCTATATTCGTATTGAATTTTGAAAAGGTAAGGACAGGCAACACCCCACACATGTCTAAAAGAGGTAAGAAGATAATGAATTGGAAAGTGCCTAAGAATACTTTGTTTTTAGTTGATGAGATACATAAATGTAAAGGACCATACACACAAAACGCACAACTTATTATAAGCTTAGTAAAGCAAAACTTTTTAGTGCATGGTATGTCAGCGACTGCCTGTGAAGATCCTACAGAAATGAGATCTATTGGTTATATGTTAGGATTACATAGCCTCGCTAAATCAGAAAACGGTTTATATAATTGGTTTGCTTGGATGAAATCTTATGGTTGTTACCAAGATGAATGGAACGGTTGGCGTATGGGTTCTAATAAAACATTAAAAAGATTACACGATAAAATATATGGTTCTGTAGCAGCAAAGTTAACTGTCTTAGACTTTCCTGATTCTTTTAGAAATAACAGAGTTTTTGTAGAGCCTATGCAATTTTCAGACTCTAAAAAGATAATAAAAATATATGAGAAGTTAGGACTAACTCCCCAAATAATTACTGACTTAATAGAAAATGGCACTGTAGATGACAGTGAACATGTGATCGTAAATATCTTACGAGCAAGACAGTTAACCGAAGCAATGAAAGTTCCTGATTTAGTGGCTTATGCTCAAGACTTAGAAGAGCAAGGAAACTCTGTAGTATTGTTTGTGAACTTTAGAGATACTGTAGAAGCTTTATGTAAACAACTTAATTGCAAAGCAATTCAAGGGGGTCAGACAGTAGAAGAACGACAAGCAATCGTAGACGAATTTCAAAATGACAAATCAACTATTGTGGTTGCTAACATTGCAGCAGGGGGTACTGGACTATCATTACACGATTGTAATGGGGATAGACCAAGAGTTAGTTTGATCTGCCCGTCGTTCAATGCTAAAGACTACCTCCAAACTTTAGGACGCATCCACCGTAATGGTGCAAAGTCTGACGCTATACAAAAAGTTTTAGTTACATCAGGGTCTATAGAAGAAAATGTTATAGACTCAATAGAAAGAAAAATAAATAACCTAACAGAACTACATGGAGTGTAAAGAAATAGCAAAGCCTATACCACAAGATTTTTTAGATATACTTGAGTATAGAGATGGAGTTTTGTATTACAAAGTAAGTAGAGGAAGAAAGAAAGTAGGTGACGTTGCAGGTTGTTTATATAGTCCATCACAAGGTAGTAGCGAAAGGGGTAGGAGAACAAGATGGAGGCTAAAATACAAAGGGTTAGAATATTATAGAGCTAGAGTTGTATGGGCAATGTTTAAAGGTGATACTAAAAAAATGATTGACCATATAAATGGTAATACTTTAGATGATAGAATAGAAAATTTAAGGGAGTGTACTAACAGTCAAAACCAAGCAAACCGTTGGGAAGCAAAAAGTAAAACAGGAGTAAAAGGACTACGAGAGCCAAGGTTTAAAAGAAAAGACGGTTCCTACCATAAAGTATATGTAGGTGTAGTAGATCATAATGGTAAACGATATCCTACGTCTAAATATTCTTATACAGAAGAAGGAAAAGCAAAGGCTATACAAGCACTCAGAGAGTTAAGAGCCTCACTACACAAAGAATTTACCCATCATGGACAGCCAACCAGATCATAGCAGCAGAGGACACGCTCCTTTCTCACCATCAAGTCTCAAGTACGTAGCAGGTTGTTCTGGCTACGAAGGTCGATCAGGTACAAACGCTGCTGCTGAAAAAGGTACTCGTATCCACGAAGCCTTAGAAGTTCGTGATCCCTCTGCCCTGCACGATGAAGACGAAGTCATGATCTATGAAGCAATCGTCAAGCAAGAGGATGAGTATACCAAGAATTATGCTAAAGGGCAGGAGTACAAGGAAGAGAATGAGATCTTACTAGATGTTGATCTTGACTCTACAAGTACGTGGGGAACTTGCGATAGATTACTTACATTTGGTAACAAAGCTATATTGGCGGATTACAAAACAGGGGTCAGTGAAATAGACCCACCTAGAAGTAACTGGCAAGCAAGGGCTTACACGGTTGGAGCTTTTCAAAAATATCCAGAGCTTGATGAAATCACTTTTGTGTTCTATATACCTGTACGCAATGAAGTACTGGAAGGAACATTTACACGAGAGGAATTGCCCTTATTGGTTAAGCAACTAGCCGACGTAATACGAAATGGGGAGAAAGTGCGCCCTCAATGGGATGGTGGTTTCCCAGAAGCAGACGCACTTTCTCCTTCGGTTAACTGCCGATTCTGTAAACACGAAGAGTATTGCCCTTCACTTGGTGGTTTAGCAGTTGAAATAGTACAACGTATATCAGGAGATAATTTACCTAAAGAAAATATAGAAGATCCTACGGACCCTAACACAGTAGAGCATCTTTATATCGTAGCTAAAGTTGTAGAGAATTGGGCAAAGCGGGTAAAAGAAAAGGCAGTTACTTTGGCTAAAGAAGGAATGGAGTTTCAGAACTTAAAACTTAAATCTATGGGAGCAACTCGTAAGTGTACAGACAACATAAAGCTCGTAGAGATAGCAAAAGAGTACGATTTAGAACAAGAAGATTTACTTAATTTGATTAGTATCCCCCTCAAAAAAGTAGCTAATGCTGTGGGGGATAATGCTCCTAAAGGAGAAAAAGGAGAAAAATCAAGATCTTTTCTTGACGCTGTTGAAAACAATGGCATTATAGAAACGTCAGAGGAAAGGTTTACCCTTTCTTAAAACTAAAATAAAACTAAGACCAAGACCAAAACTAAGACCATGCCCAAAACTAAAGTAGTAGAAGCTAAAAAAGAAGTACTCGCAGCTCCAGTAGCTGCTCCAAGGCTTGCGATATCAGCAGAAGATATCGAGATTCCAAGACTCAATGTTATACAAGGATCTTCGGAAATCGATGGTGACGAGGGTGCGCTCGTTATCAATAGAACCCACACTATTATGCCAACAGGAGGATCGCTTTCAGTTATCCCAATCACAGCAGTAAAAGGGTGGGCTGAAAACGTACCTTTTGGTTCAAACGAAGTAGCAAGAGTTGCTTACACCGCAGATGAGAAACAAGCAATAGCAGAGGATTCGGACTTCGGTACGATTGAGTTTGCTGATGTTACACTTCTTATCCCTGAACCAGAGGATATCGGAGAGGACGCTGCCGACGCATTCCCTTTCCCCATAGGAGAAACCTCTTATGCGATGGGTAAAATCCATGTACGTAAAGCAGCATACCGAAATACGTTCAAGAGACTTGGACTATTTCAAGCGATGAATCCAGATGCTCCACTGTGTGCAAAACACTGGAAGTTTCAGGCTGATCAAGCTACAGCTAACAGAGTCAGTTGGTACATACCACAAATGACTGTAACTAAGGTTGATACCGATCCACAAGTTGTTGAATTCGTATCTAGAATTATACCTGCATAATTATGGGTGATATAACTATAGACGAAAAACTAAATCACCTTGAGGGTGAGCTTGAACAAATAAGTAAAATCAGAAAAGAAATTTTTTCTAAGATAGAAGAACTTGAATTATCTGATGCAAAGATGTCAGCAACATCTGAGGCTTTTAAAGCTCAGATCAAAACCTTAAAAGAGCTAAAGGCATCTCAGCCTGAACTAATATAAATCTCGTCAAGCGGTAGGAGTTCCGCAATACGAAATGGGGGAGTCCACCTACGTGTTCTAGGTTTTTCACGTAGGTGGACAACTCCTCTTAAAATATGGATACGATAGCAATAGATTTTGAAACGTATTACGATAAGCACTGTTCTATAAAAACATTAGGTTTATTAGGATACTTCAGCCACAGCGATTTTGACGCTTATAGAGTTAGTGCTGTAGGAGATGAAGGGACAAATTTCGTTGGATGCCCTAAAGAAGAATTTGATTGGAGCGTTATAGCAAATAATAGAGTATTATCGCACAACGCTCAATTCGATGAGACTTTATATTTATACGGAGTGGATCAAGGATGGTGGGAAAAATACGAATACGCTGAATGGGTTTGTACAGCAGACTTAGCTGCTTATTCAGGTTTACCAAGATCTTTAAAAGGGGCTACTACAACTTTATATAATCTTGAAGTAGATAAATCTACAAGAGATAACATGTCAGGGAAACGATGGGATTCTATGACAGAAGAGTTCAAAAAAGAAGTAGATGAATATGCACTAAAAGACTCTGAACTGTGTTTACGTTTATGGAAAGATTTAGGCGGTGAATGGCCTCAACAAGAGCAGGATATAAGTTTAGCTAACAGAAGATGTGTACAAAGAGGTGTCCCCATAGATGTAGACTTATTAAAAGAATCTTTAATAACTATTAATCAAAATCTTTTTGAGGCTGAAAATAGTATACCTTGGATAGATGAAAAACCTGTCCTATCAAGATTAGCTTTTAATGAAGAGTGTAAAAAAGTAGGTTTAGAACCTCCTGCTAGTTTAGCTATGACTGATGAAGAAGCTAACTCATGGATTAAAAAGCACGGAGGAAAGTACAAATGGATTTCTGCTATACGTGAATACCGAAGGATAAACTCTCTTAAAAGAAAGCTAGAGGCGTTTGAACACGCCACTATGGAAGATCAAAGATACTACGGAGGTATACTCTATCACGGAGCGCATACAGGTAGATTTAGTGGTAGTGGAGGTAACTTGAATTTACAAAACTTACCTAGAGGTGAAATGTTTGGTGTTAATTTGCGGAGTCTAATATCACCAAAGAAAGGCAATAAGTTAGTCGTAGTAGACTTGTCACAAATCGAAGTCCGAACTTTATGTTGGTTGGCCGAAGATCAAAACTCTTTGGATGCAATAAGAAGTAGTGATGATATTTATGAAGCTTTTGCTATCCTTTTTGACAAATGGGATAAATCAAATGGAGTGTTAAAAGATAAAGACCCTAGCCTTCGTCACATGGTTAAGACAATGGTTCTTGGTTGTGGTTATGGTGTATCAGCTAAAAAATTTGCTTTGATATCAGGAATGGATGAAAAAGAAGCTGTCAAGGCTGTAAAGTTATATAGGAAAAGAATGAGACGAGTTGTGGGTCTTTGGAACAACTTACAAAGGAAGTTGCACGTAGCTTATTCATTAGGTAATGATTTTATTATAGAACTACCGTCAGGGCGCACTTTAAACTACGGTACAATACAAACTGCGATGCAGTACGGGCGTAGAAACTACATAGCTCTAATAACTAAAGGAGCTAAAAAAGTACCTGTAAAATTATATGGAGGTCTTTTAACAGAAAACGCATCACAAGCACTTGCACGAGATGTATTTTCTGATATACTCATCCGCCTCGAAAATAGAGGGATGCGAATAATTTTTCACGTACATGACGAAGTTGTCATAGAAGTGAAAGAAGACGATGCAAAGGAAGCTTTGGATCTTGTAATAAAGGAAATGAGAACCCCACCAAAGTGGTTACCTGACATCCCCCTAGATGCGGAAGGTAAAATTTTGGATAGATACGAAAAATAAATGCATAAATACAAATACTTAAAAAACCTAACTAGCTCAAAAGTCTACACATGTAACTCTCTTAAAGACCTAAAAGTAACTCCTAAAAAATTTGACGATAAAAAACTAAGAAGCTTGTGGAGTAATCACCCAGAAACTGATTATGCTTATTACTCGTTAGCTGAAGGCACTATAGCTTCTTTGAGGATCACTGGTGATAATAAAGTAACAGCTATGTATGGTTTCGTAGTTGAATACGATAATATTAAAATAGATTGTTGGAAAACTACGGTAAAACAAATACTAGCTAAATGCGGTGCAAATAAACCCACATTGATTACGAGAACACCATCAGGAGGTGTTCGACTAGTATTTGAGTTTGAAGAACAGCTTTTAATTGATGCTCAACTATACAGTGCTTTTATAAAGAAATTAGTGGCTAGGTTTAAGTTAAAAAGACTACTAGCAGGATTTGATGATTCTTGCACAAGAGCTACTCAATATTATTACTTAGGAGATATTCTAGAAGATACAGGAAAGAAGATACCAAAAGCTTTATATACTAACCTCCTTTTAAAGACCTCTCTTGAAAACCCTCCACAGGCTCCTTCTGCTTTAAGCATACCTTTAGAGGTTATTGAGGAAGAGGTCAGATCAAACCCTAAGTATAAAAATAGGTGGACTTCAACTTTTGAAGTAGGTTCAAGGGGTCCGTTGTATTGGATAGATGATGGTAGGGAAACAGAAGGGTGTATGGTGGTTGAAGATGGTATGATCTGTTATTCTGATAGAGCACCTAAATCTTTTTTGTCGTGGAAAGAAATTTTTGGGCAAGCCTTTGTTGAAAAATACGAAAACAGAAAATTAGATAACTTATTAAAACAATATTGGTTTTCAGGAAAAGCTTTTTACGGTTTGATCAATGACGTTCCTGTTATGATTGATAAAGATCAATTAAAATTAGAACTACGCCAAGCAGGATATAACCCTGTAAAAAGACCTAGAGAACGTCTTAGTGAATTAGAAAGTAGTATTTTGTTAATACAGCAACAGTGTCGTATAACTGAAATAGCTCCTGTTATATTTGATTCTCGTATAGTAGTAGAATCAGGAGCAAATAAAATACTTAACACTAGTACCTTAAAAGCAGTACAACCTGCGGGGGAAGGTGATAAGAAACACTGGCCTTTTATAGATAAATGGTTAAGTCAATTTTTCAAAGATGAGACATCTTTACTATACTTCTATGCATGGCTGCAACGTATCTACTCTGCTGTTCTTTATAAAGAGATGAAACAGGGGCATGCTTTATTATTAGTAGGACCAACTAATAAAGGTAAATCTTTACTATCTAATAAACTTATAGGCGGTTTATTAGGAGGGTTTGCTGATGCGTCAGACTATCTAAGTGGTGATAGTAAATTCAACAAAGAATTAGGTAGAGTAGCTGCTTGGGTTATTGATGATACAACTTCAGCAGCTTCTTTTGCAGAACAACGTAGAGCAACGGAGCTTATTAAAAAAGCTACAGCTAACCCACGCATTGAGTACCAAGCGAAGTTTGAGGATACCATTACTATAAGTTGGGCGGGACGGGTGATTATGTCACTTAACATGGACCCAAATAGTCTGTCAGTAATTCCCGCATTAGATTCTAGTAACAGAGATAAAATATTAGCTTTGCGTATTTCTGATGCAGCTACTAGTGATTTTGCTTCTTTGTTAGGGATAGATACAGCAAGTAATTCTATAATCGAAAAGACTATAAAAGAAGAACTGCCTTACTTTGGTAAATGGCTAGAAGATTTTGAAGTACCTAAATCCATTAAAGGAGATTCAAGGTTTGGTGTAAAATCATACATCGACCCAGAAATTGATGCAGCAGCGTTTGCTAATTCTACTAGATCGTTACTAATAGAGACTATTGAGTTTTTTGTAAAAAAACTAAAAGAATATGGACATGACAAGCCATATTGGAGAGGTAACCTTACAGATTTTGTTCACGATATATTAGAATACAATAATAATAAACCTTTGAACAGCATGGTCGCTAATACTGAGTGGTTGAGGCGTAGCATACAGTCTCTTGAAGAAGCTTGTATAAGTGACGATAATCTTAGGTCTGTAACATCTACATACAAAAATAATATGAAATTTTTATGTATTGATTTAGATCCTAAATGGGATATAAGTATCTCTCATGACTAGAGAGGAAATAAACGACTTTTGTGAAACAGTAGTCCCTAGTGAAGATGTTATAGTTCCTGATGATTTAGATGATGCTTTTATCGGAGTTGCTTTAGATGAAGATCCTACACGAGCTGTCTATTCCATAGAAAGATGCATACAAATCTTATCTAAAGAAATGAAACCAGATGAAGCAGAAGAATATTTCTGGATTAATGTAGCAGGAGCTAGGGGTGATGGTTACCCTATCTTTATATCTACACCTGAAGAAACTTATTGAAATAACGTAGGTGAATTTAGATCACCTATATCAATATGTAGACCAGAGGTTTTGTAAACAAAGCCATCAGTATCTTTATCTCCTCTTTGTTTGTACTCAGCTTCCTTCAATAGTTTTGTAGTAGGTAACCAACCTACAATCCAAACAACCATGAAATCCTTACGGACTCTGGTGAAAAAATAAACGTCGTTGTCGGGCATGAACTGCTTCTTACAATTAACAGAAGCAGAGTAATGAGGTTTTGGAGGAGTAGCACAAGACTTTGATTTAACTTCTATCTTTCTTTTTTTGTACTCAATATCATGTGTGTACACGGAGTCACCTACGTACTTACTCCTCTTTAAATAGTTTTGTACTGCTATCTCTCCTAAGTATCCTGCCATGCGCCCTAAACCCTGAGTAAATGAGTTAGGCAACACTCCCAATTTACAAGATCGTTTGTGAGCGGTAACTAAGTCATCGCTCGTGGGTCGGTAAACAACAAAGTTGTCTTCGACCTTGAATCGTTTTTTATTTCTAGCCAAACTAATCTTGGTTTATTCGTTTGAGGAACGCTTCCCATGCAGGGAAGAATATCTCCTCCATGCAACGGACAATAGCCTCTTGATCATAATTCTCTAACCACCCTACACCGCTCAGTAATAAACTAGCCTCCATCATTTCATGCCTTATTGTGTGTATAAGGGCTTTTCCTTTGAGAGTATTATTTATCTCAATAGTTTTCTTGTCATGTAGATATAATCCGTAGTCAGGGCTGTCCCCATTAAAGGGAACTAAGGCAAGCTTTACTCGTCTGCCAGCAATAGAAACTGTCTTTGGGAGTTCCACATTACCACCTTTCCACAAGCTCCGAGTATAATGTAATACCTCCTGCTATAGCAGAGGCCATTCCTTGTTTACTATTTACAGCTAAATCCCAATCTTCTTCATTAGTCCCAAAAAAGGGTTCTGCGATACAGGCTGGCATTGAGGTAGCCCGTAGAAAGTAAGCTCCTCTACTGCCTTTTTTACGTGGCTTAATTCCTCTACTCCTAAACAGAGGGAAAGAGTCTTCAAAAGAATCCCTTAGTGTACGTGCAAGTAATCTTCCTTTCTCAGAGGTATGCCAGTGTAACCATTCATGTCCTGTTGCTTTGGGTGTTGCTGCATTGAAGTGTAATTCAATAGCCGTATCAACACGGTCTTCATCGAGTTTACGTGCTAACCACCGCATAGCAGTGACATAACTCCCACCTTTATAGGTGTGGTAAATCTTATACGGTTGTTTTAGTTCCTTGCCAATCATCTCGGCAAGCTCCGAATTGTAATCCCATTCAGTGACTCCAGTTACAGAAGCTGCCCCTGAATCATTTGGTCGGCTGTGTCCCACGCAGATTGCTATCATTACCTATAATTATAGCACGTCTGTACGAAAAATCACTATGGAACTTCTGACCCCTGCCCATGAGATTACCCTCTACAAAAGGATAATCGTAGCCTTTTATAAGGCTAATTGTAGGCGGATCATATATTGCGCTTTCGTTCAATCTGGAGTCGCCCGCTAAGTCTCTCAAGTTGCAGCTTGGCAGCAGGACTACCATCAGCAGCGAGCTTATCAATTTTATCTTCCAAGTCATAAAGGTATCTGCGTTGTTTGCCTTTAGTGTAGTTCACATAAGCTTCTAACGCTAATACAATTATGCGGAAAAAATGCCTCACTTCTTCTTAGACAGTATAGACCAAATAACGCCTACTAAAGTAACCGCAGCAGACACACCAGTCGTAACTTCCTCACCAGAAGCTAACCCATTCTGAGTCATGAACCCTCCACCGAAGGTGAGGATATGACGTATGATTCCTAATATTGCTTGTTTGTTCATTTCTTTTTCTTAATTAAATTGTATAAAGTTATAATAGCTACAGTGATACCTAAGAGTCCTCCAACAACTTGAATACCCCATTGGATGACTTCCGCATACGGAATCGTGACTGCTATTAAAGAGCCAGTCACTCCTGTAACCCCTTTAGCTACTATTTCGCTATTGCTCATAAAGGAGCAATATACCACAATTAATCAATAATACCAAACTCCTTGGCGTAGGACTCAGCAGCTTTCTCAATAACCCACTTCATGTAGTCTTTATCTTCTGTAAAGCCTTCATCATCAATCATCTTAGGAAGATCTGGAGTGCCTTCCGTGTAATCTGGATTATCAATAAGAGCCTCACCAACAGGTGCTACATAATCAGGGTTTTCAATCATTGGCTCCCCGACAGCCTCAGTAGCTGCTACATAATCAGGGTTATCAATCATCTCTTCCCCTACAGCATCTGATGCAGGAACATAATCAGGGTTGTCGATCATCTCTTCAGAATCCTCATCATCCTCATCATAATCAGGATTAGGTATCTGTGGTTGTCCGACAGCTTCAACTGCCTCCACATAATCAGGATTCATTATAAGAGGCTCCCCTACTGCTTCTTGAGCGGGTACATAATCAGGGTTCTCGATTAGTGGGTCACCTTGTGGTGGCTCATAATCAGGGTTTTCTACCCACTCCCTAAGATCGGGTTCCACATAGTCAGGATTTTCAATCTGAGGTAGAGCTGCATTATAAGCTTCCCTAGCCTTAGTGACCCCAGCTATGTGGTTCTCATCATCTATGTCTACGTAAAAACGCATTACTCAACTACTTCTACTTGAGCCTCTTCAGCTTCTGGCTGCTCTGGCTGCTCTGGAGGAGCGACAGTCTCGCCTGTTTGCTCAGATATTGTTTTGGCTAAAACAACTAGAGCTTCAGCTCCGTTTAAACCGACAGCTTTAACAGCGATATCGATAGCTTGGATGTTTACTTGGATTAGATCCTTATTTAGTTTAAGTGTAACTTCTTCCATAATATTGTTAGGATATGCAGTAAATACGTAGATTCAAGTGTTTTATTAACCTATATACCAATATGATCCATCACACCATACTGGCACTGTATATGAACCTGATCCATATCCTGCAATAGTAGCTCCAAAGTTTCCAGATGCTGACATTTGAGAATCACTTACAAAGGCTCTAGCTCCTGCTGCTGAAGAGTTTGCTGTCGGCAATGTGTTAACTGTATAGATCTTACTCTTTATAGCACCATCGACATCCAACTTCTGTTGTGGGCTTCCTACAGCAATTCCTATATTACCATCATTGTGTATTCTAAATCTCTCCTGACCGACTGCGTATGTAGAAGTATTATTAGACGCTGTGTAGAATAGGATATGTGTCGCTGTATTATAGCTTGAT